TCATCCTGCGCGTTTGCGACGATTTCGTACTTGGGTTTCGTCTTTTCCTGGTCGTCCCGCTCGATCAGGATTTTCACCCGATTTCGCATGCTCTCGATCGTCCGAGTGCGATCTGCCCCTAACGGATTGGCCAGCACATCAACCGGCGCGATATTATCCGCCAGCTTAAACGTGCCTTTTATGACCAGGTCTTTCATCTCTTCAAAGTAGATTTTGCCCTGCCGCATCTCCACGTTGTACCGTTTCCCGGATGCCCGCTCGTGCCGTTTGTAGATGTCCTCGATAATCTCCGCCGGGCTTTTTTCCAGATAGATTTCGTCGATGACTGTGCCCATGTAAGGGACGCTGCCGATGAGCATGCCGAAATCGTTTAGAATTTTCGTGATTGCTTGGGACGCCGGGATTCGGTTAAACTGGTACACGCTTTTGGACTTCCCCAAATACCAAGCGTAATCATAGACGGTATATTTCTTAGCTTCTCTTCCAGATCGGCTTTCCGTAACGATTACGCCGCGATGTACTTCCTGGCCGTCTTTGGTCAAGATGACAACATCGCCCAAATCACAAGGATTGACAGGAAAAAGTTTTGCGTCTGTCCAGTTGATGTCAAACTCCATGGCTGCCATCAGGGAAAGGTTTGAATCCCATGAGATGCTGCCGACCAATGGTGTAATGTCAAAGGTTTTGGAGGCGTCATTTTTGATCAGGAGTAACTGAAACACATCGTCACCCCCTCGCTGTGCTAATAAATGGGAACTCTGTCATCTGCAGCGTGTAGTAAATGTCCCCGTCCTGTTTAACACTCCACTCGAAATTATCAATGGTGACAGCCATGTTCAGCGATTGAGCACCGCCTGAATCGACAATGACCAGACGGACCGGGAGCCGCATGCTGCGCCAGCGTTCGATTGTATCAACATAGGCCATCCCCCACATACTCCGATTTTGCAGAAAGGGGTAATCCCGAACCGGAAAAAAGCTCTTGATCTCGACGGTCCGAAGTCCTTTTAATCCGATCAGGTTCAGCGTCTGATGCAATCCGTCCGCCCGCTCGTTGTTCCATGGTGACGGCACGTTATATTCTGCTGGAGGCACGGGGAGCTGCAGGACTTCAGCGTTGTTGTTGATGGACAAAAACACGTTGATCACCCTGACCTGCCCCCTTATGTCGCTGCCCAAACATGGCGCTCAATCCGTGCCAACAGGCTGTCTGCGAGGTCCAACGGACTTTGGTTATCCCTCAACTGAGCCTTGGTGTTCTTGTCGGTTGCGCTTGTGTTAAGCGCAGTTGCATCCGTATTGAAGGCGAGCGCTTTGGTATTGTTGTTCAGCGCGTCGAGCAGTTTCTGATCCTGTTGTGCTCGCTGTTTCCGAGCTTCGTTTTGTTCTTTTCGTGCTAGTGCGATGTCGTTTGACGCTCTGCCCGTGGAAAGCTTAGCGCCGCTGAAGTCTACATGGGAGATCGGACTAAAACTTCTGTCCCAAGTCGGCGCAGCAACGTTTGCAACCTTAGCCCCCGCAAAGTTTACTTCGATACGTTCTTTACCGACAGCTTCCAAAACTGCATTAAGAGGCGTGAGCATTTTTTGAACGCCCAACTCCGCGGCGGCAATGATCTCATTCCACATCGAAATAGCGCCGAACTTGATAGCGTCCCAGGCGTATTTGTAAACACTGAGCATAAAGTTCGCGTAATCGATGTACTTATTCACACCCCATTCCACAGCGCCCACGACAACATTCCACAGTTCTATCCCTTTTTGCTTAATGGTTTCCCAGTTTTGTACGACGTACATACCGGCGGTGACCAGCAACCCCAATAATGTAATGACAAACCCGATTGGATTGGCTCTGAAAGCTGCATTCAACAATAACACGGCTCCCCTTAGGATACTGACCTGACCTGAGGCAACCAAAGCCGCAACGCCCATCACCTGAGTTTTAATGGCGGCGAAAGTTGACTCTTGGCCAAATAACTTGATCGCGATCGTCGAACCATATACAGCTATCTTGTGCGCGATAAAAGCCGCAGCGACTCCGTACACAATCGGGCCAATGACGGACCAGTTTTCTGAGATAAAGGAGGAAATCGACCAAATCGTTTCTGCCACCGCTTTTGCGCCAATATAGATCGACATCATGGCCCCAGAAAAGCGTGCGCCCCATTCAGCAGCGCGATCACCGGACAGATATTCTTGAATTCCCTTCAAATCTTCCTTGATCGCCGCGAAAAGAGGTTTTGTCATTTCTGCAAGTTGCCGCGTTCCCGTTTCCTTGATATTGGCGACTGTGTACTCAAACGTGTCCGACATTTTTTGCATGGAGCCGCCAAAGCGTTTTTCCAGACCTGTAAACAGTAACGGAAGAACCTGACCGGATAAGAGTTTGCCCTGCTCAGCCAACTTCATAAGCTCTGCCGGGGTTTTACCCATCTCTTTTGAAAGCATTTGCCATACTGGGATACCGCGTTCCGCAAGCTGGTTGACCTCTTCAGCGCTCAGTTTCCCTTTCGCTTGGATCTGCCCTAACGCCAGGGCGATGCCCTCCAGTTGATCAGTGTTGCCTCCAGTCGCTGCCACCGCGTCGCCCAAACGTTGCATAATGGGAATGACTTGTTGCCCAGTGAAACCCATCCCCAACAGCATCTTCGCAGCTTGCTGAAGTCCGGAAAATTCAAAAGGCGACGACTCTGCCAGTCTCTGTAAATCGGAAACCATCTGTTTTGCGTCTTCCGCTGAGTTGAGCAAGATACCAAACGACTGCTCGGCCGTCTCCAATCCAGCATTTGCTTTGATTCCAATCCCGACCATGGCGGTTGACGCGGCTCCTACTGCGGCCGCTGCAGCCGCAGCACCTGTCTTAATCGCACCCCATGCCCTCGTGCCTACTTGTTGCAGTTCCCGCAAGTGCCGCTTATATTCGACCGTTCCGCCGATGGCTTTTTTCAGCGTAGCGGTAACGCCGTCTTTAAGCACAAGAGTCTTGCTGATGTCTTTAGCTGCCATCGCCTCACCTCCTTACAAAAAGAAAAAGCACTCTCAAATGAGTGCTTCATACAATCACAGAGTAACCGCTTCAGTTTGATTCTCTCGAATCTTTTGGTTTACTGCTTCGCAAAACTTGTTTGCGCGGATGATGTTAAAGTTGTTCAGAAATGTAACGCCAGCCAGTTCTCCTGCGCTGTTGACAAAGTTAAAGATCAAGTAAGTGTTTGGCTGGCCTTTCACTTTCTTTGTCCCAATCCCTGACATTCCACCTACGATAGTCCCCAATCCCGGAACAAGCAGCGTACCGATCAAGGCTCTCCCGACAACGCTCTTTCCTTTTTCGTATATCTCCTGCTCCGTTTTAACCACCGCTGCCCTCATCCTGACCAACGGTATTTCGAATTTTTGGCTATTGTGATCAATGACCACTTTATCCGAAAAAAGATATAAATCACAGTCCGCTTTACTCGCAAGGCCAATCCCTTCAATATGGTAGGCGCTTATCATAGCGTCGGCCCCGGATTCGCGCATTTTTCGGTCCATTTCCTTATTACCTGCGCGATTTATCAAAATCACTGCGATAAGTACGACAACGACACAAAAACCTATTAGATAAAACATGCAGTCCTCTCCCCCTTTGAACTTTAGGAATATTATACCTAATATTCCCAAGTAAGAGGGAGAGGAAACTTAAATGCCCCAGCGTTGTTTTTCCTCACGCATGGCCACGATCATGGACTGGACCATGAACCGCTTGGTCACGAAGTCCAGGCCAAGCAGGTACTCCGGCGTAAATCCTTTCTGCACGTAGTGGTGGAGGAAGTAAAAGTCCTCGTCACCACTTTCAATCAGTTTTTTATGTCACGATCCACTTTTCGCACGCCTTCGCCAAAGCCCGCCAGCTTCAAAGCATGGCCGCTGATCGCCGCGATCTCGCCAGGATGGAATATGATGTTTACGATGTCTGTCGGTTCGACGCAACCAAATTCCTTTTGGAGTTGCGGGTCTTTCAGATCCGGTTGAACCACACAGTGATAGACGATATACGGGTCGGCCATCTCGCTGCGCGAATCGTCTTGCGCCATCGCCAACGCCTCAATCGCCACTGAACGTTCCGGCTCCTGGATCGTGATCTCTCCGTCCAGTGACTCGATATACAGGTTGGCAGTTCGTCGGTTTCCCTGCTTCAGTTTTTCTTTCATTGCGAGCAGATCTGCAATGGTCAGTTGTTTATTCATATGATCCTCCTCCTAAGATCCGGGAATCATGTCTATCATGTCGTAGTCGCTAAAAGCAAACGGCACTTCTTCGCTTCCAAGAGTCTTTTGCTCAAATTTCATCAGCAGAAACTCGTTAATCGTTACGTCATGGAGTGCTACACGCTCAGAGCCAAAAGCATCCGGATCGGCAACTTTGCCGACTAACTCAAGACGAGGATACTCTCCTCTACGGACAGAATCTGCCATCTTTTTCTGTACTCGTGAATAAATCTTTTTGATCGTCATTGATCCCTCGCCAGACCAGCCTACAGCTTTTTTATAGGTGGCTCCCTCGCCGGCAAAGTTGACATCTTCATAATTGACAGTTACTTTTGCCTCAAAGCTATCCACTTCGGCCCACAGTTCTCCGTCTACCCACACACGGCCATATGTTCCGTTGACGATTTTCCTTGCATTAGGTTTTGCCATTTTCTACTCACCCCCTTACACATAAATTTTCATCTGCAGGTCTTCGATTGCGTCCAAAAACTTGAGACGTCCGGCCAGGAACACTTTTGATTGGAACGTGCTCTCCTTAACCTTCTGATCGTCCCAAGTGCTTGTGTCCGTTCCAATCTCTTCCCACGCCTGACGCTGCGCCTCCACGTCCACGCCTACCGCGTTATCTGCAGCCGGATCCAACACGTCTCCTTCCAAGCTCCGCAGGTACGCATTGATTGCAGTGATGAGAAGAACCTGGTTGTCGTAGCTATTGATGATCTTTCCTGCATACTCGTCGTGGAACGTCCGAATGATGTCCTCTTTTACAAGGTCGTGTCCTTCGATGATCTTGATCTTTTTCCAATCCGCGCCCTTTTGAGCTGTTGTCGTGGTAAGGCTGTTCACGCCGCGAGCGATCTTGACTTTTTCGCCGTCATTAATCAGGATGAGTTTTCCTGCATCGATGTCGGCATCCGGATCAGAGCTCTCTTGTATTGCTTCAACCTCTGGCAGCACCAAGTAAGTTGCGCTGCGATTCAGTGGTAATCCAGCGAGGGCGCCCGCGATCCTGGACGTATATTCAGATGCCGAGAAAGGATCGGCAATGCCTTTTACCTTGATGCCCTCAGTCGCAAAGTTGATAATCCCTTCGTGGTCGGCTGCCACATTCGGCAATACTGCTTTAAAGGTTTTCTTCTGAGTGTCCCGCCAAGTTTTAATCTGAGAGACAATGTCCGCAACATCCTCTTGTTGAATCCCTGGAATGGCTAAGTAATTCCACCGTTTGCTCCCCAATCGGGAAAGAGCATCGTTGTAATCCGTGGCGCTTGTGTCGATTCTCTCCACAATCACCTTCGACGGTGTGCCAAGGAAGGCGTCCTTGATATACTGCAGGTTGGGCGCGGACCAATCGCTTGATTGGATTTCAGATACAGATTTGTACTCTTTTGTATCAAAGTTACCAGTATTGTCCTTGAGGATAAGTGCCACGATTCCGCGCTGGCTCCTCTGGATTGCCGATACGGCCAGAGACGAGAAGATAATCGAAATCTCAGGCAGTCCCATGCCGACACCTCCTATAACTTGCTCATGATCTTGTCAAACTCTTTTTCCAGGATCCCGTTCCATTTCTGGTTGATCTCTTTTGCCGCCTTGTCAAAGATATGGAATCCCAAGACGAATCCCAGCTCTTTTTTGTCCGGTTCATGCCCGACCATTCGGTGCCCGTACTCCAAAAGATGGGCATGTGGACTCCTGCTATAGGTTCTGACTTTGTATTCATCGGTGCTCTCATCAACCCATACCTTGCCCCGTTTTATTGAGCTGAAGTACTCGCCGGTGTCCTCAATCACCGATTGCTTGGCTTTTCGAAGAACGATTTTCCGTGCGTGGTTACCCGATCGAACCATCAACCGCTTAGCTTCATTCGGAAATCGCTTAACAAGCGCATCCAACTCGCGTTGAAACTCCTCCAACTCCCGCGAATCGATTTCAAAATCAGCCACGGATGTTCAACTCCCTCATCAGATCCTGGCTGCCGCCACCGGGTTCCTCATAAGTTGAATCGTCGTAGTAGGTAAAGTCAAAGTCATAATGCAGCACTTTATCGATGATGTCTGATGTCGCTCCGTCGATGGTTATCACCCGTCCGGCAACCGGAAAATTAAGTCCGAACAGCTTCTCAAGTCGGTCCATGACGTCATACGCCTCTTCCTTGAACACATAGCGGTCCTTCGGAAAATAGAGGATTCGGCACGTCATTTCGCGGAGAGTGTTGAACTGGAAAGACTCAGTCCGGTTTGTTTCGAGAGATACGAAAAAGGAGGGCCGCGAAAAACCCTCCTTTACGTCCTGACTTTGGATCGGGACATCCGGAAACTCAGCCTTTAATTTGTCGTTAATTGCCTTGTTTATTTGCGCGCGGCTTAGCATTACGGGACCACCCTCTCTGCAGTCAGGATGAGCGTCTCGTGTCGGTTGAACGGATCCTCAATGTAGCGAATATCAAAGCGCTGCCCGCCAATTTTAAGGAACATATCTGGCGTGATGCCCTCGCGATATCGAATCGTTACAATGACGTTGTTTGTCGTTTCGATTACGCCGTCTGCGATTCCAGATTTGCCGCCTCTATACTCCACGCGAGCAGGCAGAGTGAACAAACGCTTCTCCATTGGCGAGCTCTCGCCCATGCTGTTTTCGATGAACGTGTTGTGCCAGATTTCAACGGTATCACGAAGGTGAGCAAGATTGGTTTGCACATCGTCGAACGCCTGGCACACCAATTCGATCGTTTCGTCATTTCGGCTGTACGTCCGGATGATCATGTAGTCCGTCCCGTTATGCCGCAATTTCTGCTCGCCGGAATACTCCGCCGCGCGTATGTCAAACGCCACCGTCGGACGCAGCGCGTTGGCATATGCTTTGTAAAACTCATCCCGATTCACGGATTTTTTGTTGGCAAACACACTCCTGGAGGACTCAGCAAGCTGAAAAACATTTTGGCTGACCTCGACTTCCGCCACAGAGATGAGCGAAACAACATCCCGCCAAAGCATGCCAATCACCCGCCTTCCGGTTGGACAGTGTACTCAGCAGACAATGTCAGGTGGTTTTTCAGCATCTCGTATGCTCTCAGCAACCGCTCGTGATCCGGGTTGTCCCAGCCAAAATGACATTTAACGTATACCGTGATTGCTCGCTTGATCAATGCATCTTCATCATCATTCGCCTTACTAGCAAGCAGCCCGGACAGGATCAGGTCCTGTCGGGCTGCCGCGATAAGGCTGTTGATCTCATCGTCAAATGCTGTCTGGACGTTACTTATTCGTAGCGCCGCCTTCACATCATCAAGAATCGCCATCAGATGCACCACGCTTACGGGTACGTTTTGGGGCAGGATCCGATTCACGGTCCTGAGTTTCCTTCAGCGCTTCAATCAATCCGAATTCAGTCAATTTCTCGATGTGCTTCTTGTCGGCGCAGTCATACTCTGTACCTTTCCTGTATGGCTTGCTGGTCAGAGGATCAACAAAGGATCGTAATGTTCTATAGGACACTTAGATCACGTCCTTACGCCTTTTTGACACGCAAGAATCCGTTTTTGCGGAT